TCATGCCCAGAGGCGTGCCGCCCTTCATGGAGATCATTGTGCCTTTTGACAAGCCCTTTGATTGGATGGCGTGCTCGCCCTTACCTTTGTTGCCGCCAGATTTAACAGCGCCCATTTTGGCTGTAGTGATACCGTTACCAGTACTACCACCTTTTGCCATTTTCTTTGTAGCCATGATTCCACCTTCTTTCATAATTGACATCTTCCCATGAAGAGTCTTGGGTTTGTTGACTTTTTGAAGATCGGGGCGAGACGTATTAGTGTCTTTACCAAACTTCATTCCTTTACTAGCTCCACTAAACTCTTTTGCAACTTTTACAGGAACGCCCGCTGCTTTAGCAAAAGCTGGGTTGTGAGCCGCAGCGTCCATGAACTTCTTTTGTTTTTCACTCGTCGCTGGCATTTGAGCCTCTCTTGCGATTAGTTATTTCACGAACGGTGTCAGACTCCCAAATACGAAGGCCAAGATAAATGATTGTGAACAAAGAAGCCAAAGGCGGAAGCCACGTAGCCATAACGCCAACAGTTGTTAATACTGCTGCGCCATCTGCGACTGCTTTAGCTGTGTCATGCTGGGTCATACCATCCGCCCTTTTGTCTTGCCTTTTGTAGCGCAGCCATCAGCCGCAGTTACATATCCGCCATCAGCGCAATTCCAAGCCCTTAAAGACTTATTGATCCGTGAATCCGGATCGTTGGCCGTCTTTGCACTGGTCAGCTTCTTTTTCATTCCACTCATCCTCGCACAGAAAGAGTCGCGCCGGGAGCCGCCTTCGGGCTGGGGCCGTTTCAAATTCATGCCTTGCGCTTTCGCAGAGGCTCGCCCTTTGGCGTTCAAGCCGCCCTCTGGGTTCTTCCCTTCCGCTCTCTGCCATGCTGGAGACTTAGCCATAGAAAATTGTCAATCCGGTTTGGTTAGCCAGTTGAGCGTAGATACCATTTCGGGCCAAAATACCTTCCCCGGGGATCAATACCGTCACAACATCTGAAGCAGTGTTGGTGTCATAAGATGACAACCACCGAGTGCCTTGCGTAGCCGCTGTGCCAGCCGTTACCGTGCCAGAGTTGATGTCTGTAACGGTATATGTGTCTGCTGTCAGCACAGTAACAAGGTAGTTGCCATTAGTAGCTGCTCGGGTTGACACATCCAAACCAAAAGTAAGGCCAACAGCCTCCCCTGTAGAAAGGCCATGCGCCACGCGAGTTACAGTTACAGTATTGCCCGAACGCCCATAAGTAGCAGATACTGGGGCAGTTGTTGTGTCCCAGAAGTTAATTGTGCCCGCCGTAGCGGTACCCATAGAAATTAGACCTTTGAGGCGGTTACGCCCCACAACCATCTGCCCACTTACGTTTAAGTGCGCCGATAGAACGTCATATTGCATCGTCATATTAATCTCCTTTAAAACGGGGGCCTAAACCCCCCTAGATCAATTAAGACGCTTGGGTGAATGTGATACCAGTAGCAACAGCGCAGAAGCCTTTAGCGAACCAGCTAGTGCCATCACTAAACACAGTGACCGAGTCACCTGCAACTGCGGCTGCGCTCACGAAGGAAATGGTGTCATCAGCAGTGCCAGTGTCACCAGCATCGCCAGAAGCGGGGTAAGCCTGACCCTTGATGATGTTAGCGCTAGAGGCGGTAACAATCGTGTAGTTTGCGCCAGAAGGAGCAGCGCCAACAATAAATGTGTACACCAAACCAGCAGCAGGTGCGGGGAGAGTTGTAGCAAACTCAGTTGCAGAACTCAAAACAAATGTAGTGCCAGATTGGGCGGCAGTTACGGAGCCAGCGGCTGTGAGAGTGGTTACGGCAACAGTGCCAGTAACAGTACCGGTTAAGTTACCAATAAAGCCATTTGTGGACGTTACTGGGCCGGAGAAGGTGGTCGATGCCATGATGTATTCCTTACATACAAGTTAAGTGCATCAGTCTGTATGTCGTCAGCCGGGACTGTCTAATGCACCGGAAAACCCCGGATTACTGTGTTTATATCACGGTGCTTCTGTGTGTGCAACAAGTTTATTGGACTTCTTTAAATTTTCTTCTTGCGTAATAACGCGCAAATTCCACGGCACGTGCAGACCACAGACTACGGGGTTTATTAGTGGCACTATGTGATCTACAACGTATCGTTCGCCTGTAATTTTGGTAAGTTGCGTGGCCTGCTCATACAAATGCCGCATTGTTTGCTTTTGTGTTTTTGTAACCCAAGGTGGGGTTGCGTTACGGTGACGGCGCTTGCGTACATTGTTCAATGTTGTGTAGTACTCTGGAAACTTTTCTTTATGCCTACGTTTGTACTCTTGCTTTTCTTCTAAAGGTCGAGCGTTTGCGCGAGCTACTACGGCTTCTTTGTTTCGCTTGTAGTATTCCTGCTTAGCAGTTATGCCAGCTTCAGACTTGTTGTAGCCGCGAAAATACTCGGCACGTGTTTCTTTGCCTTTTGCCCATTCCACTTTCAAACACTCGACGCAGGCTCCCTTGGTTTTGCGCGCTGCAATGTGCCCATGTTTGCAAGGTTGTCCAGTGAAATAATACTTATTGCCGGTTTTCTTTGCTTCTTCGCGGGTCTTGGGTAGGTTTGTGGTATCCATGTTTAGCTCTTGTGTTACGACACAGGTAATATAGCACAAACATTTAAAAAATAAAAAAGGGCCCCAAAGGGCCCTCTTAGTAGTACTTTTGGTACTAGTTTCAGGTTGAACCTGAAGAACCAAACATACCCAGAGGGTCTGACCAGCCAAAGGAATAACGCTCACGAGCTTTGTAGCGAACGTTTCCAGTGTCAAAGTCTCCGTCCATTGAGTTTTGCAGCGGTGTACGAACGAAGTGCTTCAGACCGTTAGGCACGTCAGTGGTCAAGAACCAACCGTTTGTGTCTGTCAAGAAGTGATTGACAGTGTAACCTTCAGGGATTGCGCCCATTTGCTTCAACGCGTTGATATCGTTATCAGCAGTAGCTACACGCAACTCAGTGTCCAACAGGCGTTTAGCCGTGAACATCAAAGCTGGAGGAACAATCAACTTCTTAGGCTTAGCAGCGATCAGCAAACCACGCTCATCTGTCCAAGCGGCGATTTGAATAACGGCGGCTTCCAAAGAAGTCTCGTTCAAGTCAGCTTGTGTAGAAGGAGTGTTGCTGTTGACGCCACCAGAGATCAAGGGGTGAGCTGTGTTAAACAAAGACACGCCATCGCCACCGGGGTAGCTAGTGGAGAAGCCGTTGTTCAAGACTGCAGCAGCCTTAACTTGCTTGGTGTAAGCCATAGCACGAGCCAATGACTTGGTGTAACGAGCAGACAAGCTGTCGTACAAGTTATCTTCAATCGCTTCTTCAGTGATTGAGAAACCCAAGGCGATGGTTTCGTGTGTGTAGCGAGTTGACCATGCTTCTTGTGCATTGTCGTAAGCGATGGCTGAGCCCTCGTTCTTGACAGGTGCGGCTGAGAAGCCAGAAAGCTTGGTCTCTTCTTCGAATGAACGCTCAGAGGTCTCTGTTTCGTAGATCTCTTTGTGCTCTTCGCCGTAGCGAGCATACTCCATACCGAACAAAGCGTTCAGACCGGGGAGCAACTCTTTCAGCAGTTGTGCGCGTGAAATAGCCATGATTTAGCTCCTTTTGTTTAAACGCCAGAAGCGATAGTGGTTGTATGAATCTCAAAGTTCCAACGAACGATGAGCTCGGGGTACACGACGTTACCTGAACCGTTAACGTATGAAGTCTCATAGACAACATCGACAACGTTCATAGGCAATGTACCTGTAGTAGCAGAAGAAGCAACCGCAACACGGCTATTGCCAGTTGAAGTCAAGCCAGTGTTCTGCACCAATGCTACGTTAGTACCAATAACGGTAAATTGCGTAGTAGAGGAAGGCAGCAAGCCAGAAGTAGCATCGTCGGCTGTAGCGCCAGTAGCAATCACAGCTTTAAACAGCGTATTGGGGTCATTACATACATAAGCAGTAATGTACGTACCAGTGGGCGCTGATGTACTAGCTGGGAAATACTGAGCAAAAATGGTCTGACCTTGCGAGTTAACGTAAGAGCAGCCCAAGAAAACACCAATCACTTGCGACGTTGTAACAGTTGCGCGAGCTGTGTTAATAGCAGATTTGATAATCGTACCATTGTCAATCATCTCGACAACATCACCGTAGAAAATGGCAGTGTTGTAGCCCGAAGCAATCCGGTACTGGCGAGTAGCGCCCGCGAAGGGTGTACCACCGTACAGATTGATCGGCTTTAGCCCGTAAGGGGCGTTTACCGTTGGAAAAGCCATAAAAGACTCCTAATTTATGAACCAGAACCGAAAGTGACCTTGGTTTTCTTTTCTGAGAAAAGGGGCATCCGAGGATCGCTTTCACGAAGGAAATTGTTGTCCACTGAGTCCATCTGAGCCTTGTTCTGGTTGGAGTAATACTCCATCCGTTGTTTCAAGAACTCTTCCGGAATTCGGCAGAGCAACAGACCGCCCACTTCAACGTTGCCTTTAAAGCGACCTTCCGTGGTAGCGTGCATCATGAGCTCGGGATAATCTTCTGCTTTGCAGGGTTCATATCCTTCGCGTAACTTCGAAGAAATGTTGCTTGGATCAGCGTTACCCAACGTGCTTATACGCACCCAACGGTGCGACCAGCCCGGACGGTTGTCAGGACTAGGAAGGGCCTCGGGAGGACGCCACGCCTCTGGGCGTTGCATCACTTGACGAGAATCCGCTTCACGAGCAGTACGGTTTTGTGTCTTACCAGACGTTAATACTTGATCCATTATTCACCTCTTTTCAGTTGAGCAACCTGTTTAGCGTATTCTTCCAAAGGAACCCCAAGACGGCGAGCGATCGCTGCTTCGGATGCCTTCAACCTAATACGATTAGGCGGAGTGCTACGGGAGGCCGGAGCCACCACATTAGCGGGTTTTGTTGCACGGCGCGGAGGTTCTTCCTCGTAAGCCGGTTCTGATACCTTTTTCGAAGGAGTATCATCTTCATCGCTCTGAGTATCATCTTCATAATACTCAGGAAATCTTCGACGCATAGTAGCATCTACTCGTTTGTAGTACTCGTCACTGCCCACAAAGTCAGCACCATTTTCCTTAGCCAGCTTTTGATGCAACCCGAGGGCGGAAGCTGTCATTTCAGGATCAGTGCCAAACCAAGTGTTTTTCTGCATCCAACGCTGATCGCGCTGTGACACATTTGGCTGATTTGTACTACGTTGTGGTATTTGTACATCATTTTCTTCAACTTGTAAAGGCCTCATGTTCTGAACTTTGTCTAAATTCAGTGTTGCCTTAGCAACTTCCGCTTGCGCTTCTACTACAGCATCGGAATCGCCAGCCTCATAAGCCTCTTTATATCGCTTCTTAGCATTCTCAAATTCCATCTCTGCAGATGACTTTGACTGCTCAATGTACGCCCTTGACCCAAGCGACACTTGTTCTTGTAGCTTGCGGTTTTGATCCCACAATTGCTTGGCTAGCTTTTCAGCCGCCTCGCGTTCACGCAGTGCTTCTTCTTTAGCACGGCGCTCATCGTGGTATCCACGTGTAAATTTCTTCAGACGCGACTGGACTTTCTCGTCATAAGAGGCGAGTTCATCTTCAGTGGGGTCTTCGGGTGGTGTGTCATCGGGCTTGCGGCCACGATCTTTTTTAGGGGTGTCGTCTTCGATTTCTACATCAAAGCCATCATCCTCTACTGCTTCGGGTTTACCCTTAGCTTCCTTCTCATCGGGGAACTCAAAGTCCTCGCCTTTAAACTCTGCTTGTGCCATTAGTTACTCCTTATGATGCACGTGTAATACCACGGGGGTCTTCCACGACTGCTTCAACCGAATCATCATTGAGGATGCGGAATTCACGGCCATGAATCTTCAGACGGGTGCCTGAATTTGGGCGGACGATGATGAAATCACCTTCCTTGCAACTCGGCCCGCTAGGGAAACGAGTGGTGTCTTTATAGCAGTCAGGCCCAAGCTTGACGACAAATAGAACGGGAGTGAGTACTTCCTCATAGTGCATAGACTGGCTGGATTTAAGAATCCCTACGTCACTCTCTGCATACTCCTGCATAGCTTCAGGCACCACACACAAAATGTGAAATGTACGTGGGTCAGGCAACTGCTTGGCTTTATCTTCGGCTGGCTTATTAAGAATGCCGGACAAGTCCACAGCAGCGATATCAAATTCAGTCATCGGATTTCTCCATTTTTTGCACGAGCTCATTAATAATATTTTCTGTGAGGTTGAGACCTCGGATGACCCCACAGACTTGGCGATACTCTTCTATGCTGTCAGCTCTACCCGCTGCAACATAGGCTTCTCGCTCTTGTTTTAACTTTTCAATTTCTTTGACGACATGCGCCAAAAGTTTGTAGTCGTTCAACGTTACTCCTTCTTAGGTTTTTGAGATGCTCTTTGTGCCATTTGCATGGCCATCTGAGCGCGGTTTTTGGCGATGTCAACGCCAAGTTTTACACCTTCAAGCTGTTGATGCTTTTGAAGTTTGTCTTTTGCAGCGGCTGCGCTTGCACCAACTTGCATAGCCGCGATTTCTCTTTGCGCCGCAATGCGGGCTTCTTCAATCTTGAGTTGGTCAGCTTTAGCTGCCGCGTCAATCTGCTGTTTTTGTGCTTTAAGCTGCAACTCTTGCATCTTGATTTGCAACTCTTGTTGTTGCATTTGGATGATCGGGTCTTGCGCTTGTTGCTGAGCTTGCTGTTGTGCGGCCTGTGCTTGAGCTTGTTGCGTTAAACGAACAGATGCTTGTGCAGAAAGTTGTGCAACTTGTGCAGCCACTTCTGGAGACATGTTCTTTTCTTGTTCCTCTGTTGGCAACAGGAGACCAATACTTGCCTCGACTTCTTTGCGATATGCAAACGCCAAGTGCTCGTTGATGTGAGCCATCATCGCAGCCACGATCGCCTGACCTTGCGGGGTAGACTGAATAAGACCCATAACCTTGGGGTTCTGTAGCATGCTTGTGTGCACTGCAATATGAGCCTGATGGTCTTGCTCAAGGAACGCCTTATTAGGTTTACCAGTCAGAGCATTTTGATTCTCTTGCACTGGATCAACAGGTGTCGCATCGTCCTCAATTGGAATAAGTTTTGCTGCGTTCTTGATGCCCAACACTTCAATCATCTGACGGTGCAAGAGTGGCAAGTTGTACAACTGGGGTGCTGTTTGTGCGAGTTGAAGTGCGGCCTGATACTGCACAATCTTCTGCGCCATCGTTGCAGCGTTTGGATCGCTCACAGGAATAACAGCAACCATGTCGTAGTCAGTTTTCTTCGCCTTACGTGAACCTTCAATTGGCTCGTAGTCGTAGTCTTCTGGTGTGTAGTCAGCAATGATGGCCTTTAAGAGTTTGAACTCTTGCTTCATGCTGTAGTGCATACGCGCTTGCACAGCACCCATCACTTTTAATGTGCGCTCAAGAATAGCCAACGTTGTGCCCACAGGTGCTTGCGCACTCATGTCACTGACCTTCATGTCTCCTGCGGACGCGAACTGCCTACCCTCTTGCACAATGTTCTGGAACAAAGTGTAGAGAACCTGACTGGGTTCCTTGTACGGCAGAGGCAAGATATTGTCTCTAATTGAACCACTGGGTACGTCAACATCACGAAACTCTCCCGGTGCGATCGGCGTGTCATCGCCCTTGATTCGTAGCCCTCTTGACTTGAGTCCGCCCGGTAAATTACTGAGCGTACCTGCATCAACGAGCTGCCTGATGAGCATGGTCGCGCTCTTCGCATATCCGCCGATAAGGTGAATGAGACCATAGCCATAGAAGCCAAACCCCGGTATGTATTGGTAGTGAACAAAGTGCTGGCGCTTGGTGTGAAGTTCATCGCCCTCATACCAATTGCGGCGAATAGCAAGAATCTTACTTGTCGCTTTCTCAACAGTCACAACATACGGCAGTGCGATACCTGTCTTCTCGCCCTTCTTGTTCTCGTGCTCGTATCCCTTCAAGTCAAGGTCAACGTGCATCTCAAGTATGCGGAACCTATCATCTTGCAGCGCTGACATGCCCATCTCTTCAGCTTTCTGCTTCTCAATATCATCAAGCTCATGCGACGGATCACCCAAGTCCACGTCCATGTAGAACCCAGCTTCTTGCAGCTTAGTGATCTCATTCTCAGTCTTACGCATCACGTGCGTGACCCGCTCGGCACGCTCTAAGTTAGACGCTCCATAGGGAACAACAATATCTTCTGCGGGGATGAACATCGCAACTTGACGTCCAATGCTTGGGTCGTAGTAAACCTTCTTAAACGCACTGCCTGCAAGGGGTAGATTCCACAACAGCTTCTCATGCTCTGGGCGATACTCCACCATCACATCAGTCAATTGGTAGTTCATGTCTTCCCGCACGCGAGTAGATGCTTCTTCTTTCTCAGGTGTATCCTTACCCAAGATTTGCGTCTTCACGGGGCCAGCGGCGGGGAACGTCTCCATAATTCCCTCTGACTGAAAGCGCACAACTGACTCTGTCAACATCGGGTGGAATACACCGCAAGCACCTTGCCATGGCTCTGTTCTATCTTCGTACTTCAAGCCCAGTAACTTCAAGCCATCAACATAGGTTTGTATCCAATCTTTGCGATCACCAATGTCTTTAGTGAAATCGCTAACCAACTCGGAGCCTAATGAATCTAGCGCACTCTCGTCCATGAACTCAGCAAGGTTGGCATCAAATTCTTCATCCGTATCTTCTTTGCCGGGTGAGAGTTCAATCTCAATATCACCCATGCCAATGCGTACGCTTTCTGGGTCTTCAATCTCAATCTCAATTGGAGGAGCCATCATGTCCTCGTCTTCGATACCCAGAGGGGCTGCGTACAAACCTTTGTCGATAGAACTTGTTGCCATTTTGTATCCTTAAACTGTATAGAACCGCTCACGGCGGTGGCTCTTAAACCATTGAACTTCTTCAGGCTCATCGCTTGGTAAGCGTAGGAACCCACCCTGACGAAAGCGCATAAGCGCTAGTGTTGTCGCGTCAACCAAGTCATCATGCTCGCCTGACGGGAATGCTGCAACCTCGTCTACTAACTCTTCTGCCCAGCGGGTTCGTGGAACCCACACTTTTCCAGACGCAATTATGTCTGAGACCGAGTTCAAGCGGGCAATTTTGTCTTGGCCCTTACTAGGCGTGTACTCCTGCACTGGTATGCCCATCGCTCTTAGGTCATATATAAGAGGTGCGCCGGACGCCTTCTTCTCCACAATCAATGAGTCGGGCTCATACTCGTTGTACTCTCGCATAACGTCTCGCTTAAGTTCTGGGAACTCGACACGTTTTTTGTATGTATTGAGCAAGATAATGTTGGGGGCAAAGTTGTCTTCCTCACAAGCGAAGATGCCCCAAGTTGTCCCTGCGGAATAGTCAGCACGCTGGGTTTTCTCAAACGCCGTGTCCCATGACTGGAGGATATATTCACAGACAGGAGGATCATCTTTTTCCCACCATTTCCACCAATCACGCTTAACAATAGCGGACTCATTACCTACAGGATTCTGTTGATACTGCGCTTGCCACTTGGCGTTTGGCAACTCTTCACGTAAAGCTGAGAGTTCTTCAATACTCCAGAACTGAGGCCATAGGGGTTTACCCGAAGGAAGAATAGCGGGGAATTCAATCACTTCCCACTCTTCACCTGTCCTCTGAGCCGCTGATTTAAGCACCTGACCGGTCAAATCCCGCTGTGCCCAGCGTGTCATAACTACAACAATCGCTCCGCCCGGCTGCAAACGCTGACGAGGGCCGGATGTATACCACTCAAACACCTTATCGTAGACGTCTGGGTTACTAGCTGCCATTGCAGCCTCTTGTTCTGAGTGCGGATCGTCAATAATGAGCACATCTGCGCCCTTACCGGTCACAGCACCACCCACACCAATCGCAAAATAGTCACCACCCTTGCTGGTATTCCACCTTCCGGCTGCTTTTGAGTCAGCTTGGAGCGCTAAATTGGGAAAAATGTTGTTATAGACCTCGGAATCCACCAAATTTCGCACTTTTCGACCGAATCCCACCGCTAATTCAGCAGTGTGGGACGTCTGGATCACCTTTTTGTGGGGAAACTTGCCCAAAAACCAAGCTGGCAACAGATAAGAAGCAAACTCAGACTTGGTATGACGAGGGGGCATATTGATAATAAGACGTTTGCAAGTTCCATTAGCAACCCTTTCAAAAGCTTCGGCCATTCTCTTGTGGTGCGCACCGGAAATGAACGTGGGCCACACCCGCTCAACAAACTTAATAAACTTTTCTTGGCAAAGCTCACGGTCTTTGAGCTTCTCTAACTTAATAAGTGAAGCTTCTAGCACGCGCATATCCGACTCGGACAGCAAGCCCGAGCTAATCGCCATTTCTATTTCTTTAAGCGTCAGGTTGCTGGACATTAGGTACGTCTTCGCGGGTTTCTTCTGCTGGGCCTAGGAGCGTATCCAGATCGTCTAGGGGCGTTACATCTGTAACATCTGCATTCATGAGCCGCTTGATGCGCTCTTTAATAGATTCTTCGAGCCCCTTACTTGTGGTGTGGTGCACAGTAATCTCACTGCGTTCAGTAAAGAGGCCAATATCTGAATGTTTGCCCAAAAGCTCAAGGGCTTTGATTTCAATCTTGGGATCGCCGCAGTCAGTCATCTTGACTAGCTTATTAGTAATGAATGTGCGGGCCTGTTGTATATCTGCAAATGCTTGGAAGTCAAACGTCTTAATAAGGACTGAGGCCGCCTTCGCCTCTGCAGGTACGGATATGTGCTTAGGTGTAGCTGGTTTCTCGGTACCGTTAAATAACTCCGCCGTTTTGTGCAGGTCTTTATCTTCGTAGTCAAGACCGGGGCCGAGCTTGTCGATTAGGTCTGCAGTATTTACAGCGATGGCGATGCCGTCCTTGTGAGTCTTGGGCTGCTCATCGGACATGTCGAACGGTAACGGATGTTCCGTTGTTGGCTGAATTTCAATCATAGGCACCGAGTAGTTATCGGGAATGGCGCAAATGTAACAGTGTTTTTAAATTTTTGCAAAAATTTTTTTGGATGACTCGATTTATTTTGCACCGGGGGGTGTTTTGGGGCGGAGAAAAAGCGGATGAATAGCGGAGAACTGAAAGGGGGAGGGGGGATTTTTAAATTTGGTCTTCGGCAGTGCGACACAGTGTGTATAGGATCACGGGACTCCTTTGCTGAAAAACTGGGTGGTGGGTGTCGCTGTCGGCAAAATCTAACATTTGTTAGACCATGCCCCTATTTAAATATCGTATAGAAAAGGCTTGCATTGTGTGGTACGTTTTGCTAATATAGACCTATGCCAACGAATTGTTGTGCATCTCTCTCGATAGGGTTTATCGAATCATTAGAAGGTATTAGATCATGACAACAGTTATCAACACAAACACAATCGATCAGTCTATTTTGGACAATGCACGTTCTGCTTTGGTAGAAGGTGTAAGCAAAACGGGCGATCTTATTCAGGGTTATGCAAACACACTTTGCGAAGTATTTGATCGCAAAGATACCGAAGGTCGGGTTATTACAAAATGGTTTGATCTTGTCGGCAAGGACAAAAAGGGTATCAAGGCAGAACGTGCATTGTTTGTCAATGCAATGATGGCAAGGGGTCACGTTAAACCTGATGGCAAACCCTCCGCAACATGTGATACCTATTGGATGCGAGTGAAAATCGCTTCAGGGTACACACCCAATGGTCGGGTTTCAGGCGGTACAGATATCGATAGCAAAACCCTTGCCGAATTGAAAACCATGATTAACCGCATTTACAAGGCGGATGAGGATGGAATTGAATGTAACGCAATGGACTTTTTGGTCAACCTTAAGGATGTGTTCGAAGGTCTAGGCGGTGACGTCATGGATTTGGGCAAAAACCTGAAGTAATCGGGTAACGACAGAACCTAGGGGAAACCCTAGGTTCTAACAAATGTTAGATTCTAAGGGGAAATCATGGGAAAACGAGTCACTACATACGAACGTATCATGCAAGATCGAATCATTCAGGGTTTGTTGGATGACATTCGCAATGAAGTACCGCCCGAAGTGGCACTACGTGGCAATGCAAAAACAAACCCGCACCGAGCACGTGTAGCAGAATTCTTTAAAGCCCATGGTTTTCCTAATGCATACGCAACAAGTTTTTGGATGGCGTTTGCCCAAGGTATTTCATTCGATCGTGGTTTACATAATCGATTCGAGTAAACCTAACATTTGTTAGAACCAAGCCCCGCTAGTCGGGGCTTTTTTGCGTCTGATGCTAACTATTGTTAGCGTACCCATAATCCACTGTCTATAAAAACAGTCCCAAGGGTTTTTTCTGCACCAGTTCTCTGTGCGGGGGTAGGGGCAGTGCTTAAATTTTGAGCAACGTTACATTTCCCTGCACCAGTTCTCTGTGCGGGGGTAGGACTAAGCCTTTCTAACAAATGTTATGTTTCCATGTTGCAATGTTACGTCTAATGTTACGTTGCAAATTGCGTAAGTTGTTGATTTTAAAGCAATGTTATATGTTACGTTTTTTTAAGAATGAGTGTGGCAGTTCACAGAGGCAAAGCTTCTCGCCAAGTGCAAATCGAAGTACAATATATTCTAGGAAAGCCACACACACTATTCTTAAAAAAGTTTAACTTTATAACATTACACGATTTTTCCTCCGCAAAGCCTTGATTCTATTGGGTTTCATAATGTTACATGTCAAATTTCACGCACGTAACATTCCACAACATTGCCCCAAAAAACGTAACACCCCATGCCCATAAAAACGTAACAGAAGCATCGCCCCATTACTTGACTTATCTGTAACTTTGTGGTATAATTAAAGAATGGGTCGGGGGATTGTTTTCGTAACATTACCAAACCCATGGGGCGAAAGCCTAACAAAAGTTAGAAACGTAACATTAGAAAGGTTAGATATGACAGATTGGAAAGAATGTATCGATTGCGGTGACGATGTACCAACCGAGAGGTATCAAGCGTTCTGCAAGTTCTGCGAACAAGACCGAGAGCGTAGTGCAGGTGAGGAGCGTCTCTCTTGGTGCGTAGTCCAAGAGTACGGCAAAGGTAACTACCAACTTGTTACACCTGCGAGCGCACGCACAACGCTCAAACAGACTAATCAAAAAGAACTGAGGGGCTGAGCCATGACCATAAGACCAAGACACGTGAAGGTTGACCGACTGAGCAAACCCGTAACCCAAACCGACTACTTACAAATGATAGGTGAGGCGATGAAGTTTGCAAGGGTTGAAGAATCCAAACCCTTGCTGTCAGTTAAAGAGTTACCCATACAAACCAAGAAGGAGATTGCAGAATGACACCCGAAGAAATTGAAAACAAGTTCGGCAAGGAAGCCCTGCGTAGACTGTACGACTCGGCATTGAACAACCCTGTGCACGTATTAGTAGATAGGATTTTCCACTACAAAACCGAGCAAGAGATTGCCGATTGGCTTGAGTTCCTTGATGAGATCAACGCAGAGTGGGATGCCGAGGATGAGGAGCCTAACAAATGTTAGACAAAAACGATTACGAATTACTGGACTACCTAATGGCGTGGATGGCACTGGACACGAAGACCTTTGCCGCATCCGAGTTCATGGTGGGTGCGATGTTGTACCTACGAAGCAAGTACAACGATGACTTCATACCGGTTGGGCGGCAGATGTTCATTCATCACATGGGGAGCTAACAAATGTTAACTAAATGGGAGAAGTTCGAGCGAGTTCTTTTTGTACTCGGTTTAATTGTGGTCATGCTTGACTTGTTTTACTGGAGACCATGATGCCGAGGCGCAAGAAGAAGTGGATGCTCTTGCGTGGGAAGCATGGTCACTTCATCGTTGTCGAGCGTAGGTGGTACGACTACACAGGCATAGCTAGACAACGAGGTAACAACAAATCTTGGTGGATAGTTGCCGAGAGTGACGACCATGGGGCTATGCAAGCAATGGCAGGGTTGACTGACATGCACTTAAAAATGAAGGTATACCATGAACAAGATGGGGTTGTTACAAGACGAGTCTGAGGGGTACGAGCCCCAACGACTGAGCAAGTGGTTCGCAAGCCGACTGGATGCTAGAGAAGTGGTACGAAATAATTTTAGAAAGGAACTAACAAATGTTAGAAGCAAGCATGAAGATGAAACTGTTCTATGCAGTCAGACCTTGGGAGACCGAGCCCGACCATGCGGAGTGGGAACAGGAGGTTAGCGGGTACAAGTGCCGTATCGTGCGCAATGAAAACACAGGGGCATTATGTGGTTACGTGGGTATACCCAAGGGGCATACGTTCTGGGGTGTAACTTATGACGAGGGTAACGAAGAGTTAGATGCCATAGCTGACGATGTGCATGGTGGGTTTACCTACACAAGCGTGGGTGATGATGGCTATTGGTACTTTGGTTTTGATACCAACCATTACAACGACTTTTGCCCTGCGATTGTGGAGGAACTGATTAAGAATGGGTTAATTGAAAAAGATATTAAGTACGGCAAGTATTACGACTTCATGAACTACAAAACATGGGAGTTTGTCGAAGACCAAATCCATTGGTTGGGCAAGCGACTATGGTCGTATGACCAGTATCACGGGGGGTGCAGAAATGTCTAGAGAGCAGTACTACCTATGCCGAGTGCCTAGTTACGGCATTGTGGTTTTGTACCCTGAGAAGGACTACAAGTATCAGCGTCACCATGAGGCAAACCTACGAGTGCCTAACCCTGAGAACGCCATAGTGCTACTAGCGCATGGGGCAAAGCGAGAGATGGACTTACTTTATAACTTGGCAATTGAAAGGAGTAACTAACAAATGTTAGCTAGATACTACGTGACAGGGTGGAGTGGAAGGTTCGGCATGTGGATTGCCGAGAGCCTCGAAGCAAAGAGTAAGGCGGTGGCAAGGGAAAGGTTCATGACCAAGTACCCGACACTAAAGACTATCAAAGCATACAAATTGAGAGGAGAAGCATGAGCAAGGATAACGTAACTGGAAAAGACAAAGAGTTCTACGAGATAGGTAAGAGAATGTTTGATCGAATTAAACCGCTCAAGCCGATCAA